AGGTCTATTTTGAAAACTGTGATTTTGTCAATGGAGGCAATGGACTAAGTGTTGTTGGAGCCGGAGTGCGGTCATTAAAAGCAATTGGATGTACCTACGATTCATTATCCAATGTTGCAGTTAATTTACGTGACGCCAAAAACTATGTTGGTGTAGGAAATTATTTTGGAACTGTAGGCAGCTTCATGGTTACCGATGGCAACAATGCCACTTTTGAACTAGGTGATCATTATGATACAAACAACATTCTCAACACAGGTTTATATCTAGGCAATCTACAATATGGTATGTCTCAGCAGTACACGCTGTCATCAACACCCACTGTACTAAGCATTATAGGTCCATTGATTGGTGCAAATAGTGCGGTCACTCTTGATTACGAAATCAGAGACCAGGCCAATGCTAGATTTGGAACAATAACTTACGTGACAACCAGCACTCAAACAATGTTTGATGACAACTATACAGAAACTGTAAACACAGTTGGCGCTAATCTTTTTGCCAATTCTGATTCATTGATAGCTTCTGTATCAAGTGGAACAGCAGTATTCAAATTTGGATTTAAAACTTTCTTATAAGAATTGATGTTCAAATTATCGGTCAGTGATAGACTGACCTATTGGAAAAAATTGCGTCAACAACTTGACAGCTATGATTTAGATTCTGCGGTCCAAGTTGTAAATGATATATGGTCGCAATGTCCTTTTATTCCATACTATCTGGATGCAGATCAGCCTCAACTTTGGCCCGATCCTTGGCAATTGGTAACAGAAAATTACTATTGCGATATTGCAAAATCATTAGGAATACTGTATACTTTACATCTAACCAAACATAAAGATCAATTGACTCCGGAATTACGAGTATATTTTAACCCTGCTACAAGATACTACTACCATATAGCTTACTTGTGCGATGGGAAATATGTTCTTAATTTAATTGAGGGCATGGTCGTAAATAAAGAACACATTAATCAAGAATTACAATTACGATACCGCTATACCGCAGCGGATTTAAAATTAGAACAATACTAGGGCGAAATATGCAAATTCAAGTTACCAAGAGAGATGGAAATAAAGAACTATTAGATTTAGAAAAGTTACACAAGGTTGTATTTTGGGCTACAGAAGGAATTACCGGAGTCAGCGCAAGCGAAGTAGAAATAAAAAGTCACATACAGTTTTACAACGGTATCAAAACCGCAGATATTCAAGAAACATTAATTAAAAGTGCAGCTGACTTGATCAGCGAAGAAACACCAAACTATCAATATGTAGCAGGAAGATTGATTAACTATCACTTGCGTAAACAAGTGTATGGTGCTTATCTACCTTGTCCACTGATTGATCTAGTTAAAAAAAATGTGCAGTCGGGGTTTTACGATCGCGAATTGCTGGACGCATACACTGATGAAGAATGGACAAAACTAAATTCATTTGTACATCACGAACGTGACGAAAATTTCACCTATGTTGCCATGGAACAATGGCGCGGCAAGTACCTTGTACAAAATCGTGTCAATGGTGACATCTACGAAACACCACAGATTGCATATATTTTGATTGCAGCAACATTGTTTCAAAATTATCCACAAGAAACAAGATTACGGTGGATCAAGGATTACTACGATGCTATTAGTTTACATGATGTCAGCTTGCCTACTCCTGTTATGGCTGGAGTACGCACACCACAAAAACAATTCTCAAGTTGTGTTCTCATTGAGACAGACGACAGTCTTGATAGTATTAATGCTACTACTAGTAGTATCGTTAAGTACGTCAGCCAGAAAGCCGGAATTGGAATTGGCGCAGGTAGAATACGAGCACTTGGCTCCCCAATACGAAACGGAGATGCTTACCACACCGGCGTTATACCCTTTTACAAGTTGTTCCAAAGTGCCACTCGTAGTTGTTCGCAAGGGGGTGTCCGTAACGGCGCCGCTACACTGTACTACCCAATCTGGCACCTCGAGATTGAGGACTTGATTGTTCTCAAGAACAATAAAGGAACAGAAGATAATCGTGTACGTCATATGGATTATGGTGTGCAATTTAACAAGTTAATGTATGAAAGACTAATTACAGGTGGTGACATTACCTGCTTTAGTCCCAATGATGTACCTGAGCTGTACTCTGCCTTTTTCAACGATCAAGACCGATTCAAAGAGCTTTATGAGCGAGCAGAGCGTAATACCAAGCTGAGAAAGAAGACCTTCAAGGCTAGTGATTTGTTTAGTAGATTTATGCAGGAACGCAAGGATACTGGTCGTGTGTATCTACAAAATGTAGATCATGCCAACACTCATTCGCCGTTTGATGAACGTGTGGCACCCGTCAAGATGAGCAATCTTTGTGCAGAAATCGATTTGCCAACTGTGCCGTTAAGAGATGTCAACGACGAGGATGGTAGGATCGCCCTGTGTACTTTATCAGCGATCAATTGGGGCAATGTAAAAAGCCCACATGACTTCGAAAAAATGTGCAGGTTAGCAGTTCGTGGTTTGGATGCATTATTAAGTTATCAGAATTATCCTATACTGGCAGCACAGTTAGCAACAGAAGAATTTAGACCCTTGGGTATTGGTATCATTAATTTTGCCTACTTCTTAGCTAAAAATGACGTTAGTTATAGTGACTCTCGAGCATTAGCACTAGTAGATGAGTACGCAGAAGCTTGGAGTTATTATCTACTCAAGGCTTCTGCTGACCTCGCAGAAGAACAAGGCGCTTGCACTAGATGGCAAGATCTCAAGAGTGCAAACGGAATATTACCTATTGATACCAGAAAGCGCGACGTGGACGAACTTGTGTCCTACCAAGAGCGTATGCCTTGGCAATCACTGCGTGAACAAATCCAGCGTACAGGACAACGTAACGCTACACTAATGGCACTAATGCCTGCAGAAACTAGCGCACAGATTAGTAATGCTACTAATGGAATTGAACCACCACGGTCGTATGTGTCAATTAAAGGTTCTAAGCACGGACAATTAAAACAAGTTGTACCTGAATACAAGCGATTAAAAAACAAGTATGAATTACTTTGGGATCAAATAAGCCCCGAAGGTTATTTAAAATTGTGCGCGGTATTGCAAAAGTATATTGATCAAGGAATCAGCGTCAACACCTCATACAATCCGCAATACTATGATGACGAAAAGATTCCAATGAGTGAAATGTTGCAGCATATCTTGTTATGTTATAAGTATGGATTAAAGCAACTTTATTACTTCAATACATTTGATGGGCAAGGCGAAATCAATATTGACAAGTTGGTCGAAAGTCGAACAACAGAACCTGAGGAAATCAGTCAAGAAGACTGCGACAGTTGCGTAATCTAGGAGTAGTATGAATTTAAGAAAATACATCAATTTATTTGAGGACGCAGGCATCAATGATGAATGGTTCTCACAAGGTGCTTTTGAAACATATAAACAACCAAATCCTGAACGGTATGAGATTGCCCAACAAGATGGTGTAATACAAACACTAGAAGGCCCGGTCAATTACAAACGAGGATACTATATACTCACCGGACCCAAAGGCGAACAGTATCCCATGCCGCCGGAAAAATTTCGTGAATTAAAAGACGATGCCGGCAATGGTATATGTTACCCAAAGAAGATAATTAAATTGGCAAAATTGGCCGATCACAACGGATCTGTTGCTACCAGTTGGGGTGAAAAATTGAATTACAAGGCTGGCGAGGATTATATAGTTAGACATGGTCCAGATGACTACGGTGTAGTCAAACAAGATATATTTGCAAAAACTTATGTTCAGGAAAAATAAAAAATGAAAGTCTTTAATATTAATAATAAAAACAAACATACAGAATCGTTGGCCTTCTTAGACGAATCAGGAGCACAACCTATTCAACGTTACGATACACTAAAATACAGACAGTTCGACAAACTAACCGACAAACAATTAGGATTTTTTTGGCGCCCCGAGGAGGTGGATGTGCTAAGAGATGCTAAGGATTTTAAAGAACTTACAGAACATGAACAACACATTTTTACTAGCAATCTTAAGCGACAAATCCTTCTTGATAGTGTTCAAGGCCGTAGTCCTAACCTTGCTTTCCTTCCCATTGCTACTATTCCTGAGCTGGAAACTTGGATTCAAACTTGGGCATTTAATGAGACTATTCATAGCCGCAGTTACACTCATATTATTAGGAATGTTTATAGCGATCCTAGTATTGTTTTTGATGAGTTAACCGACATTGAAGATATTGTTAATTGTGCAAAAGATATTTCAAAATACTATGACGATCTCATTGAGTCGGTGCAGTATTACAATCTGTTAGGCATTGGAGCTCATACCGTCAATGGACAAACCGTTACCGTTGATCGCCGCGAATTGAAGAAGAAGTTATGGCTATGTCTCAATTCAGTGAATGCATTAGAAGGTATTAGATTCTATGTTAGCTTTGCCTGTAGTTGGGCATTTGCAGAATTGAAAAAAATGGAAGGCAATGCTAAAATAATTAAATTGATTGCACGAGATGAAAATGTTCATTTAGGGTCAACGCAAACCCTACTCAAATTGCTACCGCAGGACGATCCTGACTATGCTTCTATAAAAGAAGAAACTCGTGCTGAATGTACAGAAATGTTTTTGGCAGCAGCAGCCCAAGAAAAAGCCTGGGCTCACTACTTGTTCAAAGATGGATCGATGATTGGTCTTAATGAACAATTACTATGTCACTATGTGGACTGGTTAACCTGCAAGCGTATGACTGCGGTTGGCTTAGACTGCGGAATGAAACCAGGATCAAATCCACTACCGTGGACACAGAAATGGATTGCGGGTGCAGAGGTCCAAGTAGCGCCACAAGAAACAGAGATTAGTAGTTATGTAATTGGTGGCACAAAGCAAGATGTTGATAATAATACGTTTAAAGGATTTAGTTTATAATGGTAACTGTGTATTCAAAGAACAATTGCCCCTTTTGTGTAAGGGCAAAAGTACTATTAGAAAGTAAAGGCGTTCCATTCACAGAAGTTAATATCGAGAACGATGCAGATTCGCGACAGATGTTGTTAGATAAAGGCCTTAGAAGTGTTCCACAAATATTTCACGGTTTTGAATTAATTCCAGGTGGGTTCAATGGTCTAAATTCAAAACCAGAAGATTTTTTTCAAAAATTAAAAGGATAAAATGTTAATTAGCAAAGGTTATCAAGAAGGGGATATTGTTAGTTTCAAATTGGTCAACGGGGACGAAGTTGTGGCAAGAATCATTGACTCCGGTCCCAACGGATTTGAAATTTCAAAGCCTTGCACAGTTATGCCCAGCCCGCAAGGAATGGGATTAATTCAAAGTCTGTTTACTGCTGATGCTGATGTAAATGTTGTTTTACAAAAGGAGCACGTACTAATGCATGCCCCTAGTATTGATCAAATGCAGAAACACTATATTAAAACTACAACTGGTATAGAACCAGTTACCAGAGGAAGTATTATTACATAATGCCAGGTGTAAGCAGAGTTGGAATCGACAGCGCCGGCGGAACAATCACCGGTCCGGGAGTACCATCGGTTATTGTAAATGGTGCTCCCATAAGCATAATTGGCGATGCAGTTGCTGGCCACGGCGACGGACCGCACGCCGGTCCAGTAATGGTTGCCGGAAGCGGTACCGTAATTGCAGGAGGCATTGGTGTGGTCCGCGCCGGCGATGCAGCCAGTTGTGGCCATACCGCATCGGGTAGTTCAGATGTAATAGCCGGTTAAATTTTTTCAATAACTACCCATATAACTTGTAAAAAATAAGGAAAAGTGCTATAATATACCATTATTATGGGGTTAAAGCAGTTGTTTTCTCAAAAAATATGAAGTTATATAAAACTACAACCTTAATAAGGAGGAAAAATAGATGAGACAATATTTGCCAAATTTGACAAAATTTGTATCAATCGTTTTTGGTATGTGGTTGGCCACATACACCTTGGTAGAGGTCACCAAAAACAAGTTTGAATCACTCAAGGCTGAAAAAGCCGAATTGTCTGCCATGCAACCAGTAACTGGTGCAGAAAGATCACGCCAGTTACGTTGCCTCACGCAGAACATTTATTGGGAAGCTGCCAGCGAACCATTTGAAGGAAAAGTCGCTGTAGCTCAAGTTACACTCAATCGCGCAGCCAGCGGACAGTTTCCCAATGACGTGTGTGCAGTAGTATATCAAAAAAATGTAATCTATTCAAAAGTTGTTTGTCAGTTTTCGTGGTACTGCGACGGTACTCATAGAGTGCGTCCTGTCTACCAACCTTTGTATCGCGAAAGTGAAGAAGCAGCCAAGAAAGTGTTACTAGAAAATTTTAGACTGCCAAGTCTCAAAAATGCTATGTATTATCATGCTGACTATGTTCAACCAGGTTGGGGTAAAAAACCCATTGCTAAAATTGGACGCCATATTTTTTATGGCAGTTAAGCAGGATAATATTGATGCCCATATTAAGTTCAACCCCTAAAATTAAATCTATATCAAAAATGGAAAATTCAACAAAAATTGATTTTGAACGTATCAAGCAAAATGTAGTAGAGTTCTTTACTACTCATTTTAACAAAATATCGGCTGAAACCATGGGATGGCTAGCAGCTATTGCCTTACACGCTGCTACCATTCCTACTTTGTTAGCGTTGTTAACAGGGCTCACTGATACCACTCCCAGTGTTGACGTAGTAATGTTTTTGTGGTTAGGATTGGTGCTGCTGTTTGGTCGCGCTGTGCTTTTACGCGATATGCTTAACATTGTTACAATAGGATTTGGATTTGTTATTCAAGCAAGTTTAATGGCACTTATCCTGTTTAAGTAATCAAATAAATACTTAAAATAGGAGGCAGCGATGAGCAAACGCCTAGAACTAACAGTTGAAGATGCTGTTCAAGAATACGACGAAGAAATTGGCGAAGAAGATTATGGTTTTATTTTTGATGCCGAAGGTAATTTGAAGTATGCGTTTATACCAGAATTTCCTCCTGATAAGCCACCCAAGAATATTCAAAAAATAATGAAAATTTTAGGTGTTATTGATCTAGCGCAATTTCACGAAGATCTTACTATTCATTAAACCATAGTGTTTTAAGATAGTTGTACAAAATCAATGTTCCGTGTCTGTTAGCGTGTAAGCCATCGGGCCAGAACATTGATTTTGTTTTGTTCCAAAGAGTATACTTTTCACCGGCCCTGGTCATTACAGTCAACCATTGTTCTTTTTGCTTTAACGAGTACCCGTGCTCGTGTTTAAAAAAATGTTCTTCCCATTCTCGACTGGTCATAAACTCGCTATCGTCAAATTGAGGTACCAATAATTCGTTTATGCTTGGAATAATATAATCAATATTTTCCACACTTCCTTGATATTTAGAACATCCGCCTATTATTGTAATCTTACATCCTGTGACAGCTTTGATTTTAAGCAAAGCCGAGTGTACTAAAGTTTTGTGCGCTTGTATTAAATCAAACGGCAACAGATTTTGAATTTCAGTTTCATTACAGTGTCTAAGTGGATCTGTGTAAAAAAATACCAAATGATCAAAATTTAAATCAGGTATAGCGTCAAGACTTTCTAAATTATTAAATCCGCCCTGACCTACATTTGTAACAGTGTGCCCGTCTTCAATTAAATATTGTTGTATTCCTTGATGGGTAATTCTGTAGTCATCTGGATATCCGTCCCACTCGCCCTGACTCCAAGAATCTCCGGTTATTAGAAAATGCATAGAAAGATTTTATGAAACAATATTTATGTGCTGATGATTACCTAACTGCCACAAATCATTTGCCAAGAATTCCGCTATTAGAAACAATGGTAACTTATGCCTGTACCTTGGCTTGCAGGTGGTGTACCAATTACAGCGACTATGGCATGAGCGGTGGTTATATTAAATGGGAAACAGCACAGCCCTGGTTTGATAAACTTTTTACGAGACTGCGTGTAGATTGTTTTAGTTTAATTGGGGGCGAACCTTTTTTAAATCCCGAGCTAGAAACCTGGGTAAGACAGTTCAAACAAAACTATCCATACGTAACATTAATGATATTGACAAATGGTCAGTTGTTTCATAAAAACACCTGGATTTTGGACTGTATGGAAGAATACGGAATGATGTATTTGAAACTGTCCAATCATCAACCTGGTGAACAGTATTTTACAGACATGGTAGAAACTATTCTATCAAGATTTGATTGGGATTATGTAGATGGCAAATATTTCAGTCAGGACAAAATTTTAGATTTAGAAATAGCTGAAATACCCACTTTTATGAAAACTTACAAGGGTGAATATGGTTCAATGAAACCTTATAACAGCAATCCTTTTGAATCTTTCAAAATTTGCAATCAACAAATTTGTCCTTTGTTAGAGGACGGAAAACTTTACAAGTGTTCGACGGTAGGTATGCTACACAAAGTGCTAGGAGATCATAATCAAACGAATGATCCAGATTGGCAACCTTATTTGAATAGTGGATTGAGTTTAGACTGTTCGGATCAAGATCTACTAGACTGGGTCAGCAATTATGGAAAACCGCACAGTCAATTGTGTAAAATGTGTCCTACTGCGGCTGACAATATTTTTTATCCGCATTACCCAAATGTCAAAAGCAAACTGAAACCAGACTTTTACATTAAAATTCACTCTTAAATTAACCCTATAAATACAGTTGCTTTTCAATCCCCTATCTGAAAGAAAATTCAAATGAACGTAAAAATTGATTCAAACGGCTGGACGGTTCTAGTAAACAATTTTGATCTACGAACAGCCACCCAACACGACATAGATTTAATTGGCTGTTGGTTAGCTACTAATACTCTTGTTGTTTTTAGAAATCAAGAGATGTCTTTGCAGGATGAAATAAGAGTGGTAAAAATGTTTGGCGATCACGAAAGATATGCCTCTGTTACTGCCTCAACATCAGATGAACGAGTTGAACAAGAAAAAGACATCGTGGAAAGATACTTTGTCCCCGACTCAGATGGTATTATTATCAGAGTTACCGGAGAAAAGAACCATAAAGGGGAAACAGGCCTTTTTGGCGAAGTTACAGAACTTGAATGGCACGCCAACAAGCCAGGACTAAAAAACAGAAAACCGTTGGTTTGGCTCAGAGGAGTTAGAGGCACTGAAGGAAGTAGAACAAGCTGGACCAATCATATCCTGGCATACAAAAATTTGCCTGAAAAATTAAAGAAAATAGCACATAATTTACATAATGATTACAATTACAAATCAGAATCTGAATATGACGATGCATTGGTTTTGTTTGGATTGAGTGAAGAACCAATCGCAGACTCTGACTATTTTCCGCCATTGGTACACACCAACTTGGCAGGAAAAACAAGTTTAAATTTTACTTGGAATCAGTTGTGTAAATTCAAGGAACTGTCAGTTGAAAAAAGTAAGGTAATTATTGAAGAACTAAAAAATTGTATTCTTTCAAATGAACAACACTTTTACCATCACGATTGGCAAGACGGTGACGTTATAATTGCAGAACAATATACCGGTGTACACAAACGGCACAGTTGTGATACTTTGTACAGAAGAGTTCTGCACAGAGCCACTTTTGATTTTGCTAACATTGATTTCAAAAAGTTGCAAGAAGCACAACACTATTTAGATTGACCAAAAAAACCCTTTTTGCTATACTACGAGTATGAAAAAGGACACAACATTTTATCTCAAGTGGCTTGCAACTTTTGTAACAATTGCAGGCGCCATTTGTACTAGTATTAACATTTACCCACTAGGACCAGCCCTGTTAAATGCAGGGGCATTTTTATGGCTGATTGTAGCCGTAAAATGGCGCGAGTGGAGTCTTATTACAATTAATGCAACATTGTTGCTTATCTATACAGTAGGACTTGTTATTAAATTGCTATGATTTGGATAGTTATTGTTTTTGCAATAGTTGCTATTTGGGCTTACTTTGCCCACAACGACGACGACCATCATTGCTAAAATAGCAACATTTATTTTGGTAGACCATAATTCACCATTTTGTTATAATATTGGTATAGTAATTAACAAGGAGTCAGCAATGAAACGAATCCAATATGATGCAAAATTACCTGTAGATTGTCGTTGGACTCACGGCGGTCTTATTACTATCGAAGACAACGGTAATGCCGAAGTTCGTCTTATCATCGAGCGTACTGATTCTCTTGGCTCGTGGCATGTTGACAATGATGCAATGATTCCGCGTGATATTG